ATGGCAAAAAGAAAAACACCTAAGGTGGAAGACCTTAGACCTCAAGAAATTACTACAGAAGAACTAAATAAATTACAAGACTCTGTAAGTAATATGAATAAATATCAAATAGAAGTAGGTAGATTAGAAACGCAAAAACATGCGGCGTTACATATAATCAGCCAATTCCAAAACTCAATACAAGAGCTTCAAAAAGAACTTGAAGATAAGTATGGTAAAGTAGATATTGATATTAAAACTGGTAAAATACAATACAACGATGGCGAAGCTAATAAGAAAAATTAGTGTAGGCAAAGATTATAAAAACGATGCAATGCATTATGCGGTAGGCCAAGAAGTATATGGTGGTCATACTATTTGTGATATAATAGAAGAAGATGATAAGTTTTCTATATATATAAAAAAAGACAAAGACGTATTACCATGGAAAGACTTTAATAAAAATATGGCTGTATCTGTTGAATATAACTTAGAATACTAATGAAAAGCGTTTACAACTTTGTTGTAGCGCCTGTAGGAAAAAGATATAATAACGTAAAGAAGGTTGGAGATAAAGAGTTAATACTTAACACTGAAATCTTCAACCATCAATACGTTAATAGAACTGCTAAAGTAATATCAACACCTATAATAGGCAATACAGATATAAAACCAGGTAATGAAATTATAGTACATCATAATGTATTTAGACGTTGGCACAATGTAAAAGGTATAGAAAAAAATAGCAAAAGCTATTTTAACGAAAATACTTATATTGTTTATCCAGATCAAATATTTTTATACAAACAAAACAACGAGTGGTTATCACCAAAAGGTTTTTGTTGGGTCAAACCTATAAAAAATCAAAACAAATACAGTGTTAGTGAAACTCAAGAAAATGTTGGTATAATAAAATATACAGACGGAACTTTTAATAAAAAAGAACTAGTTGGTTTTACACCAATATCTGATTATGAGTTTGTTATTGACGGCGAGCTATTATATAGAGTGTATACTAAATTTATTACAATTAAATATGAATATCAAGGAAACGAAAAAGCTTATAATCCAAGCTGGGCACAGAGCAGTTGAAGAACTGATTAGTGTTGCTAAAGAAAAAATAATTACAAATACAGAAGATGACGTTAGTGCTGATAGATTAAAAAATGCAGCAGCAACAAAGAAACTAGCTATATTTGATGCGTTTGAAATATTAAACAGAATCCAAGAAGAAGAAAATTTATTGTCAGGCAAAAAGTCTGAAGAAAATAAAAACAAAGTATTTAGAGGGTTTGCAGAAGGTAGATCAAAGTAATGTACAATCAAAGTTTAGTTAAGGTTGTAGAGCCTGTAAAGTTAACAACAATCACGAGAATGAATCGTGGTAAAAAATGGAAATATGGATATAATAAAGAACACGATATTGTCGTTATATCAAAAACTGGTAAAATCGGTGAAATACTTGAGATACAAAATTTGCGAATTGCGCTGCCAAAACAGCCAGTGCAACTGCACAAACATGAACTAAATAAATGGGTTAAGTTTGATTATCCAAAAGAATTAAATAAAATAAAAAATATATTTGATTGGAGAGCATATCCAGATGAAAACAAAGAACAGTGGTACGATTATATAGACGAAGAATTTAAAAGAAGAGATGAAGGGTTTTGGTTTGTAAATAAAAATAAACCAACATATATAACAGGTACACATTATATGTACTTGCAATGGAGTAAAATAGATGTAGGAGCACCTGATTTTAGAGAAGCAAATCGTTTGTTTTTTATATTTTGGGAAGCTTGTAAAGCTGATAAAAGATGTTACGGTATGTGCTATCTTAAAAACAGACGTTCTGGCTTTTCGTTTATGTCATCAGCTGAAACTGTTAATTTAGCTACTCTTGCGAGTGATAGTAGATATGGTATATTGTCTAAAACAGGTGCCGATGCTAAAAAAATGTTTACAGACAAAGTTGTACCAATATCAATTAATTATCCTTTCTTTTTTAAACCTATTCAAGACGGTATGGATAGACCAAAGACAGAGCTAGCATATAGGGTGCCAGCTAGTAAGTTCACAAGAAAAAAAATAACTGCTAACGAAAAAGTAGAAGAACTAGAAGGATTAGATACAACTATAGACTGGAAAAACACTGGCGACAATAGTTATGATGGTGAAAAACTTAATTTGCTAGTGCACGATGAAAGTGGTAAGTGGGAAAGACCCGATAATATATTAAACAACTGGAGAGTTACAAAAACATGTTTACGATTAGGTAGTAGAATTATAGGTAAATGTATGATGGGCTCAACATCAAATGCTTTAGATAAAGGTGGCGAAAACTTTAAAAAATTATATGGACAGTCAGATGTTACTAAACGAAACAGAAACGGACAAACAGCGTCTGGCTTGTATTCTCTCTTTATCCCAATGGAGTGGAACTACGAAGGATTTATTGATGAGTACGGAAATCCAGTCTTTGATAATCCAGATTATGATGTCCTCGACCCACAAGGGGAATTAATAGACATAGGTGTAATAGACCATTGGCAAAACGAAGCTGATGGTTTAAAAAATGATCAAGACGCGTTAAACGAATTTTATCGTCAGTTTCCTAAAACAGAAGAGCACGCGTTTAGAGATGAAACAAAAAACAGTATATTTAATTTAGTAAAAATATACGAACAAATAGACTACAACGAAGAAATGTATAGATCGTTAGGTATTTCTACAGGTAGTTTTCAATGGGTTAACGGTGTAAAAGATACAAGTGTTATATTTTATCCTAATCCACAGGGTAGATTTAAAGTAAGTTGGGTACCACCAAGTAATTTGCAAAATAAAATTATAATAAAAAATGGTGTTAAATATCCAGGTAATTCACACGTAGGCGCGTTTGGTTGTGACTCGTATGATATATCAGGAACAGTAGATGGTAAAGGTTCAAAAGGTGCTCTGCACGGTTTAACTAAGTTTAGCATGGAAGACGCTCCTGCTAATTATTTTTTCTTAGAATATATAGCTAGACCGCAAACTGCAGAAATGTTTTTTGAAGATGTTTTAATGGCGTTAGTATTTTATGGCATGCCATTACTAGCAGAAAATAACAAACCAAGATTATTATATTATTTGAGACGTAGAGGATATAGAGGTTTTAGTATGAACAGGCCTGATAAAGTTTGGAACAAATTATCTGCTGCAGAAAAAGAAATAGGTGGTATACCAAACTCAAGTGAAGATATAAAACAAGCTCATGCTTCAGCTATAGAAATGTATATTCAAAGCCATGTTGGTATGGATAGTAAAGGACAGTTTGGTAACTGTCATTTTAACGAGTTGTTAAATGATTGGGCTAAATTTGATATAAACAAAAGAACAAAGCATGATGCGTCTATTAGTTCTGGGCTAGCAATAATGGCTTGCAATAGACACTTGTATGCACCAAATGTAAAGGTTGAAAAACCAAAAGTAAATATAAGTATTTCCAAGTATAAAAATACTGGTTATAATTCTAAAATAATAAAGTAAATATATGGCAGAGTCTGTTATACACAATTATTTTCCTAGTCAAGTAGTAAGTGACGCTGAAAAAATAAGTTATGATTATGGTTTAAAAATAGCTAAAGCTATTGAGTCGGAGTGGTTTTATAATGACTATAATCAAAGTAGATCAAGATATAATTCAAATAAAAACAGTTTTCATAGTTTAAGATTATATGCTAGGGGAGAACAATCAATACAAAAATATAAAGATGAATTATCTATTAACGGTGATTTATCTTATTTAAATTTAGACTGGACGCCAGTTCCAATAATACCTAAATTTGTAGATATATTAGTTAATGGTATATCTGAAAGAACTTATGATTTAAAAGCATATTCACAAGATCCTTATGGTGCAAAAGAAAGAACAAACTATATGGAAGACATGTTGGCAGATATGGAGCTTAGAAGTTTTGATCAAGCTAACGAAGAATTATTAGGTTTAAATACTAGAAATACAGAAGGTGTTTTGCCTGAAAGCACAGAAGAACTACAACTGCACATGCAGTTAAAATACAAACAACCTATAGAGTTAGCAGAAGAGCAAGCCTTAAATTTAATATTTGAAGGTAACAAATATGAGTTAACTAAAAAAAGGTTTTATTACGATCTTACAGTTTTAGGTATTGGAGCTGTAAAAACAGATTTTAATACATCAGAAGGCGCTACTATTAAATATGTTGATCCTGCTGATTTAGTTTATTCTTATAGTGATTCACCTTATTTTGAAGATATATATTATGTTGGTGAGGTAAAATCAATACCAGTAAATGAATTAGTAAAACAGTTTCCGTTTTTAGAGCAAGAAGATTTAGAAGAAATAGTTAAAAATAAAAACTATCATAGAACTAACTACAATCAAGGTTCTTCTAACTATAAAGAAATAGATAATAACTCTGTTCAAGTTTTATATTTTAACTATAAAACTTATATGAACGAAGTTTATAAAGTAAAAGAAACTGGTAGTGGAGCTGAAAGAGCTATAGAAAAAGATGATAATTTTAATCCGCCAGAAGATAAAGAAGGTAACTTTTCAAGATTACATAGAAGTATTGAAGTATTATATGAAGGTGCTTTAATACTTGGTACTGATAAACTTTTAAAGTGGGAAATGTGTAAGAATATGTTACGCCCTAAAAGTGATTATACTAAAGTTTTAATGAACTATAGTATAGTAGCGCCGCGTATGTATAAAGGTAAAATTGAAAGTTTAGTTAGGCGTATTACAGGTTTTGCTGATATGATACAGCTTACACACTTAAAGCTACAACAAGTGTTATCACGCATGGTACCAGATGGTGTTTATTTAGATGCTGATGGTTTAGCTGAAGTTGATTTAGGTAACGGTACTAATTATAACCCACAAGAAGCATTAAATATGTTTTTCCAAACTGGTAGTATAATTGGTAGATCATATACACAAGACGGTGATCTTAATGCTGCAAAAGTGCCAATACAAGAAATAACTAGTGGAACTGGTGGTAATAAAATAGCTGCATTAATAAATAATTATAATTATTACATGCAAATGATTAGAGATACTACTGGGCTTAACGAGGCTAGAGATGGTAGTATGCCAGATAAAAACGCTTTAGTTGGCGTGCAAAAGCTTGCTGCAGCTAATAGTAATACAGCCACAAGACACATACTACAAGCTGGTTTGTATTTAACAGCTGAAACAGCTGAAAAACTTTCTCTTAGAATATCTGATATTATAGAATATTCACCAACAAGAGATGCTTTTATATCTGCTATTGGTTCTCATAACGTTGCTACACTAGAGGAAATACAAGATTTATATTTATATGATTTTGGTATATTTTTAGAATTACAACCAGATGAAGAAGAAAAAGCTATGCTTGAAAATAATATACAAATGGCATTGCAACAAAAAAATATAGAGCTTGAAGATGCAATTGATATAAGAGAAATAAAAAGTATTAAATTAGCAAATCAATTATTAAAATTAAGAAGAAGTAAAAAAGAACAAAAAGACAGAGAAACGCAACAACAAAATATACAAATGCAGTCACAAGCAAATGCTCAAGCAGCTCAACAAGCAGCTCAAGTTGATGTACAAAAAAATCAAGCAATGACTGCTAGTAAAGTTGAATTAGCAAATGCAGAAAACTCTTTAGAAATGCAGCGTATGCAACAAGAGTTAACAAACAAAAAAGAGTTAATGGCTTTAGAGTTTCAATACAATATGCAGTTAAAAGGCATGGACACTCAAAACATTTTAAATAGAGAAAAAGAAAAAGAAGATCGAAAAGATAAAAGAACTAAAATCCAAGCAACCCAACAATCAGAAATGATAGATCAAAGAAAAACAGGTAAACCGCCTAAAAACTTTGAACAAATGAGTGATGATATTATTGGTGGGAACTTTGATTTAGGTCCTATGAACTTATAGGAAATTATTAATTATTATTATATTATATTATGGAAGAAAAAAATGAAAATGTAACTGAAGAAGTTACAAAAGTAAACTTGTCTGAAAACAAAAACACAGAAGAAGACAATGTTATAAAAGTAAATTTAGACCAACCAGTAAAACAAAAAGAAGATGCCGTTCGAGAGCAAGAAACAAATGAGGTACCTGTACGCGACGAACAAGCCGCTAGCGGAGAAGTTCAGGAAGAAAACGTCGAAACAACAGATGAAAAACCTACCGGAGACAGCACCGACAAGGTTCAAGATGAAGCGCCAACGCTTGAAGAAGTAACAGAAGAAGAAGTTCAAGAGCAAACGGAAGATTTAACTGAACAAGTTGAAGAAGCTGTAGCTGAAGCTCAAGAGACTGGCAAAGCAATACCAGAAAATTTACAAAAAGTTGTAGATTTTATGGAAGAAACTGGTGGTAGTTTAGAAGATTATGTACGTCTTAATCAAGATTTTTCTAATTATGACGACATGACAATATTAAGAGAATATTACAAGCAAACTAAAAAACATTTAACAGATGATGAAGTTAGCTTTTTAATAGAAGATTCATTTTCTTATAATGAAGAAGAAGACGAGCCAAGAGATATAAGAAAAAAACAAATAGCGTTAAAAGAGCAAGTTGCCAGCGCTAAAGCCCATTTAGACGGGCAAAAGTCTAAATACTATGAAGAAGTTAAAGCTGGGTCAAAGTTGACCAAAGAACAACAAAAAGCTATTGACTTTTTTAATAGATATAACAAAGAATCAGAAGAAAATAAAAAAGTTGTAGATAACAATACAAAAGTTTTTGAATTAAAAACTAATAAACTTTTTAACAACAAATTCAAAGGTTTTTCCTATGATGTTGGAGATAAAAAGTATAGGTTTAATGTAAAAAACACAGATGACGTAAAGCAAAAACAAAGTAATATAAATAATTTTATGACAAAGTTTGTTGATAAAAATTCTACTTTAGTTGACGCAGAAGGTTATCATAAAGGTTTGTTTACTGCAATGAATCCTGATGCTATTGCAAAACACTTTTACGAGCAAGGTAAAGCTGATGCTTTAAAACAAAGTATAGCTAAATCTAAAAATGTTGATATGAATCCAAGACAAGCTTTTGGTGAAGTTCAAGCTGGAGGTCTTAAAGTAAAAGTATTAGGTGAAACTTCTAATGATTTTAAGTTTAAAATTAAAAATAAAAATTAACAATTTAAAATTACAAAATTATGGCAATTACAGG